GTTCCCGCCCACGCTGCGCCGTCCTCAAGAGCAGCCTTTGCGCCTTCAAGCGGGCAGCACCCGGCACGCTCGGACAATATGTCATCTATTAATCCGGCAACATCTTCGCTCATGACTGCGTTTGCTTTTCGGAACGCATTAATTGTTATACCAAAAGTTGGACAGTTATTAATGAACATGCTTTATCTCCCGATTCCGGCAGCAACCGCGCTGCCCATGTAATTAACTATAGTCGTGCGACCGCTGACAGTAAAATACCGTTTTAGACTAATCCTGACCCTTTCTTATAACCAAATTGCGCCAACGGTGGTTTTGTGTGCCTGGTGGCCTGACGTGGCTTTTTGTAGCAAAGACATAACTCCAGTCTCCCGGCCTAACCCTCTGCCGGTTGCGCACCGTGCCGATGGGTATCCCTAGCCGCCTAGCGTGCCCTGTGATCGTGTCTGTCACACCGTCCAGTGTTACCCACTGGTAGAGAGGATTCGCATCACTAGCGGCCTTACAAGCCGATCTAAGCCCGTCCGTGCATACGCCGCGCCTATCCGCTCGCGCCTGCTTTGACGCCACGCTATCCTCGCCGCGCTTAAAAAGATCCTCCCAGCCCTGGCGCTGGCATAGCCGCCGGAACGCTGCCGGGTCGCGCTCCAGTATTAGAGCTGTCTCAGTCATGCTATGCCCGGCCTCGGCATAGAGCCGGACTACTGCCGGAAAGCTCATGCCGTGTTCTTTTGCTATTTCGCGTTGGGTTGGCATTAGAATAGTTCTCCGAAAATATCAGCTTGAGCTACATTCTCGGCTTCATCAAGATTGCGCTTAGCTAGATCAAAATATGACTCTTTGAGTTCAGTGCCGACAAACTTCCGCCCCATTTGCAATGCAACATAGCCCTCCGAACCAATACCCATAAACGGACTGTAGACAACATCTCCTGGGTTGCTCCATAGCTGCATAGCTCGCTCGATAACGTCGAGCTGCAACGGGCAGATATGGCGCTCATCGTCGCTTGCGCGAGCGTTTTGATATTGCAATGTTCTTGTTGCGTTAATATCCATCCATACCGGGCTAGCGTATCTCTGCCATGTGTCGATGTTGGTCGCGTTTTCGTGATGCGGAACCCAATACAAAGAACCATCTGATCGCTCAATGCTTCCAAACCCTGGCGCAGGATCATCACCAACATAATAGCGAAGCTCTCCGCTTACTGGTTCAGGGTTGTCGCCTTCTTTGCGCATAACCACTAGATAGTCAGGAATACCCTGGCGGGATATCGTGCTGTCTTTTTTAAGCTGTTTGTGCAATAGCCCAATGGCTTTAGTGCGCTGCATAGCGACAACTGGATCTTTCCAGATGCACACTTCCGAATGATAGTGAAACCCGTTAGCCTGGAATGCGCGAATCAGATCACCGCGAAAATCCTTAATCCCGATAAACCCGTCATTCTGCTTTGACGATGGCAAATTCATGCAATGCACAGCCATCAGTCGCCCTGGCTTCAATATCCTGTACATTTCTTTGATCAAAAAACCGAAGTGCTTGAAAAACTCATCATCATTCGCGCTGTTTCCCATGTCACGCTCATCGTTACTGTATGTATACAGCGATGAAAATGGCGGAGAGTAACAGATAAACCCTACGCTATTTGTATCCATACTATTCGCAACTTCAATGCAGTCTGCGTTATATGCGATATAGTTTTTTCCTTGTTTGTAATCTTTGACGTTCATTGCTTATCTACCGAATGTAGGCATAGGTGCTTTAACATTAGCCTCGTATGCTCGAAGCTCGTTTTTCGCTTTGTCGAAACCATGAAAAGACTGCTTAGCGATTGCCGCCATTTCTCGCGTCATCGTGTCAGCCAGTTGCTGTTTGCGTTGTATATTGGCAACCACTGCGCCCTCAACGTCTGCCGTTATGACATAAACATTAACAGGACTCTGCTGGCCGTTGCGCCAACATCGCCTGACGGCCTGATAATACTGCTCAAAAGAATCAGACAGGCCGACAAAAACCATCTCATTGCAGTGCTGCCAGTTCATGCCGAACCCGGCTATTTTCGGCTTGGTTATCAAAACCCGGTGAACACCATCTGCAAACCCTATCATGCGACTGATCTTGTCATCGTCTTTGTCTGACCCGGAAACCTGAACAGCATCAGGTATCAGTGATTGCAGTAAATCGCCTTCAGAGTTTAATCCGCACCAGATGATGATCTGCTTGTCAGTACCATTGGCATAATCTGCTGCGGCATGGCATCGCTGATCTATGGTGCTTTTCCTGGCTTGCTGCCGCTCACTCAGTGACTGAGCCATCGGCGCAAACAGACCATCAGTGATTCCAGATTCGATAGTGATCTGATTGATTAGCAACGGTGGCAATTCTGGCAGCGCGTTAAAACCATAGTCAGATGGATCGCGCATAATGACAGACCATGTTGCCAGCCATTCAAAAAATTTCTTTTTGCCGTGACCTTTCAGACGCCATTTGCTGGTATCGCCACCATCATGAATAAAAAACGTCGCCAGCATCTCAACCTGCGTCATAATGCCTAAAAACTCTGCCTGCGTGCCAAGCTCCATAAAATCATTTGGAGCTGGCGTAGCTGATGCTGATAGTCGGTATGGCGTGTGTTTAAATGACTCGGTAAGCATCTTACGGGTTTTGCCGTCGATGCCTTTAAGTATGCTTGATTCATCCAGCACTACTGCGCCAAACACGCTAACGTCGAGCTTGTGACATTTCTCGTAGTTGCAGATATTGATCCCAACGCCGATATCGGATTGATCACCGATAACCCTGGCATCATAGCCAAACTTAACCGCTTCTCTGCTGATCTGATGAGCTACCGCCAATGGGGCCAATAGCAGAGATGGCTTGCTGGTCTCTACGCTGGCAGCTTGTGCAAACTCAAGCTCAACAGGCGTCTTGCCAAGCCCAGTATCCAAAAAAGCAGCAGCACGGCCTCGCGCCAATGCCCATTCCACAACTTGCTTTTGATAGTCTCGCATAAAGCTAGACTGGCATTGATACTCAAACCCCGCGTCAATCGGCCTAAAGTGTTTTGACGCAATAAACTCGTGATAGTCCATAACTCGCCTCAGTTAATCGCCTGGAGTTGATGCGGCAGTCGGCAGGCGTGTCCGACGTTTCGGGTTGCAATCCCTAGCCGCTTGTTGATCTTAGTCTGCGCCCTGCCTGGTTGCAATGACTAATTTATCAAATAGATAATGACTCGCTTATTTTCTTTATTGTGATTGGCTTTACTTGCCTTGCTGCGATCATATCATCGAGCCTTTTTTCGTTGCCCGTCTTGACGTAATGCACGATCAAGCAAAACCGCTTATACGTCTCGCTATGCGTATCTGGCGTTGTGTTCGTCACGCATACATATAATTCATACGTGTTAATTTTCTCGCTTTTTTTCGACATGTCTACGGTTGTAGTGTGTTTTGATCTCTCGCAGTTCGTCTTTAGTGTATCGCCTGACTGCGTTGTCGTTTTCAAGTTGTTCTACTTGTTTTTGCCCTATACGCTCAATTATGCCTTTGCGATATTCAGCGTAATTACCTCCCATGTATTGATTGCACCGCTTGCACTGCTTGTGGCAGTTCTGCTCATTAAACCTATGCTGTGGTGCGCTGCCAACTGATCTGTAGTGACCTGCATCCCACTCGTTCGCTATTGCTGTTGCTTGTTTTCCGCAACTGATGCAAGGCAGATATTTGTCCCGCTCTCGGATATACCTGTTAAACGATCTCTGCGCTTCTCTGACCAGTTGTGGATGCGTCTTAATTGCCTCTTTTTGCGCTCTGTTTTTTTTCTTTTCGATCTTTTCCGATTCATGTCTCACCAACTTCAATGAACACTCTACAGAGCATGCACGAGCCATAGTGTTTAGAGGTTTTATATTCCACTGATCAACTGGCAATTTGCATACTCTACATTTTTTCATTGACGTACTCAGGATACATTTCAGACATTGTAGGATCAGACCACGTCACGTTATGCTCAGCGCCGAACGAATAAATCAACTCGATTAAATCGCTAAATTGTCGTTTGGTCATCTTGCTGGTGCTCTGTCCTAGCACGACTATGCCGCCATCTATGCCTGGCACTGTACGCTGGTTAAGACATGCCGCGCTGAAGATGTGCTTCCAGTCTTCAGGACTTAGCGACTGGTTATACCATTTCACTTGCCTGGACACGTCGCCCAACATCGCCCATAATTTCGCGTTCATTTCCAGGTTTCTTCGCTCGCGACCTATCCTGACAAAAACCGGTTTTCCATTCTGCAATCCTGTCATAACCATTCGCTGCATCCATGCGATTGCTAGATGCATCTGCTCCGGTGTTTTTATTGGGTATTCTACTTCGCGCCTTTGCATATTTTTTCGATCTCTTGGTATTGTTCGATAATTGTTTTGTATGCTTTTTTCAATGCTCTTTCCCTTCGCAATTCTGCTGTTAGTTCTGCAATTTCCTGCTCTAGCTTTTTTTCATAGTCCGTAACCGTCGTCATAACGCCACTCCAAATCTCTAAATTTAAGACTTGCACCATGCCAACCAAGCTTAACCACTCCAGTTGGCCCGTGCCTATTCTTTTCGATGTTAAGTTCTGCTATGCCCTTGTCCATCGTTTCTGGGTTGTAGACTTCATCGCGGTACAGCATTGCGATAACGTCTGCCTCTTGCTCAATGCTGCCTGAGTCTTTCAGATCGCCCATGTTTGGTCTTTTGTCTGGCCTGCTCTCAACGCTCCGGTTAACCTGCGCGAGCGCTACCACTGGTATATCAAGCTCCTTAGCCAAGCACTTCAAGCCTACAACAACTTCCTCGACCCGCTCATGTTTTGGCGCTCTCATGTCGGTCGCTTTAATGCGCTGTATGTAATCAACATGGATCACCTCTACTTTGTTCTCGTGACGCCATCTTCTCGCTTGCCGCTGTACATCGGATATTGTCGGCTGCGCTGCTTCGTCAAAATATA